GCCAATTTGCTGCAAATAGATTTGGACTATAGGGTAGTATAAAACACAACATTTATTATAGGAAAAAGTTATGGGCAAATCAAAATTGCCGGTTGAAGTTCATGCGGTGCATGGCTCAAAGGGCCAGAACGTCGGCATCATGTTGCCGGAAAAAATTAAAGCCAGAATTCCGTTTGCAACTTGGGGCGACAATCCCGAATCGTTTTCGCGCAAAAGGTTTGTGCAAGAAACCGCAGATTATTTGTTTGATGTTTATGGCATTGGCTCAGAACAAGATCAGCACACGTTGACAATGTTGGCAGACCAGATGCAGGTGTACATCGAAGCAAAGAAAATGCAGGACACCATGCCGCTGGTAGTTGAGATTAATAACGGCAAAACACTTGCACCAAATCCATATATAACAATTGCTAATAAAGCAATGGACAATGCAATTAAGCTGATGAACGAATTGGGCCTTACGCCAAAGTCGCGGTTGGCTGCAAACAAGCTCGAAGATGGTTCCGCATTGTCAGACTTCATGAAGGGTTGGCAACCACAATGAAATGGCAGGACGGGGTTATATATGCCAATCAAGTAGTGAAAGGCGAAATTCTTGTTTGCCGCAATGTTTTGCTTGCTTGCCAGCGATTCCTAAACCAAATAGAAAATAAAGAATGGGAATGGGAATTTATACCGGAAGCAGTTGATCATTTTTTGCAGTTTGCCAGTTTGACCAAGCACACCAAAGGCGCTGATGCTGGCAAGCAATTCATTTTGCAACCGTTTCAAATATTGCTCATTTGTGCAATATATGGTTTCAAATCAAAAAAAGATCAATCGAGGCGCATGGTCACTGATGTGATCGTATTCATTCCGCGCAAGGCTGGCAAATCAACGCTGATTGCGGTTATCGGCCTCTATGAGTTGGTATTTGGCGAAGCAGGTTCGGAAGTCTTTACGCTGGCAACAAGCCGGGATCAGGCATCCATCGTATTTACTGCTGCCATCGGGTTGATTGAATCAATGCCGAATGAGGTTCGCAAATTCTACAATGTAGGCAAACATCAAATTACAAAGATTGGCGATTCTCAGTCAATGTTTAAAGCATTGTCGCGGGATACCAAAAAAACAGGTGACGGTTTAAATCCATCATGCGCCATTATTGACGAAGCAGCGCAGATTGTTGACAGAAACTCAATTGAAGTTTTGCATTCAGGTATGGTGGCGCGTAAAAATCCTTTGAGGATTTACATTACAACCGCCAGCTTTACCAAAGACACAAAGTTTTATGAAGATATGCTGATGTTGCAAACCATGCTATCAGGCGAAGCAACGGACAATCCGCGTTGGTTTGGTCTGCTTTATGGCTTGGATGCACACGACGATTGGCGCAATCCACAAACGTGGTTTAAAGCCAACCCGATGCATGGCATTTCTGTATTTGAAGATGCAATTATTGCTCGCGCAGAGGAAAGCGCACAAAAGCCAGCAACACTAAATGAGTTTCTTTGCAAGACGTTAAATGTATTTGTATCTGCAAACAGTGCATGGATTGATCGAGATCATTGGGACAAGTGCGTAACAAAGTTAGATGATCGGGAACCGGAAGCAGTATTCCTTGGGTTTGACTTGGCAGCAACGCGAGATTTAAACGCGGTATGTACATTAAAGCGATTTGCCGAAGATGATTATTACGCTGAATTTAAATTTTTCTTACCCGAAGATGGTTTGTTGAATGTGCCGCAACATTATCAAGACATATTCAGAAACGCCCAAGATTCTGGCATCTTGCATTTGACGCAAGGCAATGTAATGGATGATCGGGAAATCAGCGAATACATTAAGCAGCAAGCGCAAAAATATGAAATACGCGAAATTGGATATGACGCATACAATGCCGCAAGTTTAATTGCTCGATTACATGATGACGCAATGCCGGTTAAAAAAGTTGGGCAAGGCATGGCGGTATTATCTAATCCTTCAAAGCATTTAGAAAAGTTGATATTAGGAAAAAATATAAAACATGATGGCAATCCTTTTCTTGGCTGGCAACTTGCAAATGTGGAAGTTTACGAAGATGTAAACGGAAACGTAAAATTACGAAAGAATGAAGCCGACAAATCCGCGAAAGTAGATGGTATTATTGCGCTAATTATTGCAATGCACTGTTCATTGGATCATCCAGTAAGTAATAGCGGGTTTGGTTTTCGTACCTTTTAAGGTGAAATTATGGGAATGTTAGACATATTCAATAAAAATAATAAGATTTTAAAAGAATCTAATTCATTATTTGGGCAAACCGCCCTTGGAAATAATGTATTACGCAACTCTGGTTCGCCACAAGCGTATCAACAGATGTTGTATGTCACGACAAGTTCCGCTACACAAGCCGGTCGTGTTATTGATATGTCGGTGCTGTCGCGCAATAGTACGATTATGTCGTGCGTTGGCGTTAAGGCTCGCGCATTATCGCAACTGCCAATTAAGATCATGGCCTACAATGCCAAAGATCAATTAGTTGATGCTTGTCATGACGCATCAATTGGATCACGCGACAAGATTAAGGCGCGGCAGGTTTATGCGTTGCTATCCAATCCTAATAATTTCCAATCACAATACGAATTCTGGTATCAGTTTTCGATGTGGCTTGATTTGTCTGGCGAAACATTTACTTTGTTTTGGCGCAAGGATCAAAACAAATCAGATCAAACGCCGTTGGAAATGTATATCCTAGATTCCACATTAATTACCGCACAGCTCACGCCGACCAGATACCCGACTTATAGATTGTCAACGCCAAGTTACGGATTCAGCAAAGAGGAACCGCTAAACAACTGGCAGGTAATGCACACAATGGAATCGGCATGGCAAGGTTCCGGCGGTTTTAACAAAGGCACGTTGGCGGTTGAATTGATTGCGTTGGATCAAGATATTGATCTTTATGCAAACTACGTTATGCAGAATGGCGCAAAGCCATCCGGCCTATTTGTAACTGACCAAGTAATTCCCGATTCTAAATACAAGGAAATTGCGGCGCGGTTGAAAGAGGGTTGGTCGCAATTAACTGGCTCGCGCCCAACTGATCCAAGCAAGCCGGGCCAAGGTATGCTGCTTGATAATGGTATGAAGTATATGCCGGTCGATATGCTGACCATTCAGGATGCCGACGTTGCAACGCTAAAAATGCAAACCATGACGCGCATTTGTTCGTTGTTTGGTGTGCCACATCAGATGATTGGTATCGGCGAAGGAAAGTTTAATAATACTCAAACATTACTGGATGAGTTTTATAAAACAACAATGAATCCGCTTATTGAGAATGTTCAGCAAAAATTAAAATTGAGTTTGCTACAAGGTTATCCAAATCTTTATATTCAATTTCAAACTGAAAATTTCTTAAAAGGCGCACCATTAGATCAAATGAATTATGCGGTTGCTGGTGTTAATGCCGGTATTCTCACGCCAAATGAGGCGCGAAAATATTTGGGTGAATCAGAAATTGATGATAATATTGCCAATAAATTGAATCAAGCTAGTAATAAAACCGAACCAATTTCAGGTTCAACACCACAAGATACTGGCGGCGGCGGTAATACTAATACTGTTGGCAAAACCGGCAGGGCAGGTAAAGCATGATGCCGAATCAAGCGCAATCAAAGCAAAAACAGATTGCAGATAAAATAAAAAAAAATGCTGATAAACGTATTAAAAAGCCGTTGCCTATTAACGGCATGAAATTTAAAAAGGCGATTTTCCATGACTAAAAACGTCACTTTCGTTTTTGAATCGCAAGTACAACTTGGCAAATCTGCCGACGAATCCTCTGAAATGTGCGGCAATATCGAAGCCATGCTGACAACATGGGGTGCGCGTGAAGGCGCAGACGGTCGCAGATTTAACTACCAACCCGAACCATTTGAAAATTGGGCGCGAGAATTTGCTGCTATTGGCAAACCGTTGCCGATGTATTTTCAGCACAATGATTCATCAATGCCGGTTGGTCAATGGGATGAATTCGAATTTACCGACGAAGGAATGATCGGTAAAGGCATGATGTATACAAACACAACCGCAGGGCGCGATTTATACACGATCATGAAAGAATCGCCAATGATGGTTGGCGGTGTTTCTGTTGGCGCATACGCTGACGAATATTGCATGGTTGATGCTGAAGGCAATATGATGTCGGATGATGATGCTGACGAAGGTTATTTCAGCATTACAAAAGGCGGTTTGTCTGAAGTATCCATTGTGATGAATCCCAATAATCCGCAAGCCAATATCAGTAAGCTGGAATATTTTCGCGCTGATGGTTCTGCTGATTTAAAAGTATTTGAAAAATCTTTGCGTGATGCAGGATTTTCTCGAACGGATGCGAAAAAAGCCGCATCCATTTTTGGCAACGCAGCATCAGAGCGCGATGTTCTGAAAACTGTCGAACCGACTACCGAAAAGCGGGATGCTGAATCGGATGCGGCACAATCGATTCTAAAGGCATTAGAGCAACGCGAGTTACTCAAAGCATTAGATTCACGTTTAAAAAAATCTTGAGGAAAAATTATGTCAAAAGAAATTCTGGAAAAACTGGATGCAATTGAAGCATCGGTAAAAACCGAAGCCGCTGCCGCTGCTGAAGTAAAAATTAACGAAGCCATTGCCGCTGCTGAAGCTGCATTTGCAGAAAAGGTTTCTGCACTAGAGGCAAAAGTTGCTGGCATTCAAGCGCCATCGATTATCAAACCTGAAGCCAGCATTCACGCTGGTGTAAATCGTTCGGTAAAAGAACAACTTGCACAATTCTTTAAATCCGGCGGTCGCGTCGAAAAAGAATTGAAAATGTTTGAAGATGAATCGCATCACGCTGCATACATGAAAGAGGCATCAACTCTTACCGGTAGTGGCGCTGGCATTGGTGGTCGTACTGCTTACGATCCAGTGTTTGCTGCTTTGCGTCTGGCTAATCCAATGCGCGGTGTATCGCGTACCGTTGCAACCGATGGTTCATCGTATCAGTTCCGCGCAAAAACTGGCAATGCGGGCGCCCAATGGGGGTATACGATTCAAAACAATGGCGCGGCTACTACTGAAAGCACGACGATTTGGCAACTGAATCTGCAAGATTTGAACGTACAGTTCCCAATCCGTACCGCTGCGCTGGATGACATCGACGGTTTGGAAGCCAATGTTGTTGACGATATGCTGGTCGAGTTTTCGCAAGCAGAGGGCCTGTCTATGATCCAAAACTCGGATCAAACGTCTGGCACTTATGGCGGCACTGATGGTCTGCGCGGTCTGGATCAATACGCTGGCGCGGCTGCAACCTATGCAGGTGGTTCGGTTACTACCGCAGCATTCGGCACAACCGGCACTGGCAGCACATCGGGTCTGCATT